TAAAAAGTCTTCACCCTTTGAATCTGCTAACTTTAGATTTGCTGGAACTTTAAACTCTACAACTACACCAGCCATAGTACCTGCTCTTGATAGATTGGCATATGCTAGAGCTGTATCTCTTTCCCAAGTAAGATAGATACCTGTTCCCAATGCACCTAATCCAGCACCCGACTTTCTAGTCTTTGGGTCTTCACCTCTATAAAAAATACCTTTTTGTTTACTATACAAAGACTTGTACCAGTTTGGACTCTTTACAGCTTCTGTTATGTATGACTTAAAACTTTTCATTACTTCTCGTATGTTTTTGTTATTGAGTTTGATTCTACTTTTGTACTAAACTTTGAACCTGAACTTGTTGTAATTGATACATTCATCCAAGATGGATCAGCATTACCACCTTGTACATCAACACTATTAAGTAAATATAGATTAACTGAATTGTGAGGACTTAGTTTGTTTATTCTTATAACTAATATTGGATAATCATTATATTTTAAGTTGATATCTGTTAATTCTTTTTTCTTAGTATCTTGAAAACTATCTCTTGTTCCTAATTTTGTTAGAGATGATTGACCACCATAAGCTATAACTACAGGTAATGATGTATTTCCGAATTTAGCTTCTCCTTCTATATCGACTGACATACTAATAATAGCGTTAGATAATCCTTGATCTACTTTTTCATATTTATCAAAAGACCTAGAGATTGAATCTAACAAACCATTGATATATACATATCCAATCATATTTGAAGTCAATTTTAACATTGTATTAAATGGTGTACCTTCACCTAATAGTATATTATCACCCACTTTCATTTTATACAAGTCTTTTAGTGCCTCAAGTTCTTTACTATCTATACCCTTACCTTTGTTAGTACCTGTATACAAGATTGGATCAGCCTTTCTAGATTTATCTTTCTTTTTGTTTAATGCATCTACAGCATTTTGCATCTTTGTTAATTGATTTTTAATTGGTGTAGCGTTGTTTCCGAATGCTTTTTGAAAATCTTTTATAGCATCTACTGTTGATTGATTTAATTCTAAAGTTTTCTCTGTTAAAACACCTTCTGATATTACAGCACCACTTTGTTTCAATCCTTTAAGTATTTTAGTAGCTGCTACTACACTTTTATCTTTCTTAATAAATGCATCTGTTACTTTTTTAGCTTTACTGAAAAATCTTTTTGATAATTTTGATAAAAATTTCTTAATATTCTTCACAAAACCACTAACTTTGTCTTTTACTTTAGCGACTAAACCACTAAAGAATCCTTCAGTCAATGATTCTTGTAGATATTCTTCAAATTGTAAATCAGCTAGTTTAAAAGCATCTCCTGGTTTATGAATACCTTTCTTTAATCCATGATATTCAGTACCTCTATCAACAACAAAAGGTGCTGTCTTACCGATTCTAGCATCACCCATACCTTTCTTTAATGAGACTTGAAAGAATGATATATCTCCACAAGTAATCATATTAGTAGAGGCGTCATGTTTAGTTATTTTGACTTGTTCTTCGTCTGTCATGTCTTTAACTTTTTTCATAAGACTGAGTAGACCATCAGCCGTACCTTTTGTAATGACGATAGCATCTGCTGTGTTATCTTTAAAAGCTCGTGTTCCCCAAGTACTAGGTGAAGATTTATAGTATTCACTAATTCGTGACCATATAAAATCTTTTGGTTTTGATGGAAATTTAGCTGAACCTAATTCATTACAAAATACTATCCAAGCATCTTTAAACTCTTTTTCTTGTCCAAACTCTTTAGCTTTCTTTAAGTAATGACCTTCATACCAGTCTTTCATTCTAAATTTAGGACTACCACCCATTTTCCATTCGTCTTTAGACATTATAGATTCACCTAAGAAACCTACTAGAGCGGCACCTTCATATATTGTTGTTCTTCTACCAGCCTGTTTAGCTGGAGGTAAAAATGTATCAACTGTTACTTGAACTTCTTCTTCTTTTATTACTGATTCTAATTTTAAATCAGGTTCTACAGCACTATGTGTTTTTGATAATCTATGAAGTTCTTCACCGATTCTATGTCCGAATGATGTATCTGTTGGATAATGTGCTCCAGCAATTTGTCTACTCTCACCAATTCTTATACCGATTTCTAGTACATTTTTTCTATGTTCTAATGGTACTTCATCTGCTACTAATAGTGATACAAGTTTACCTTGTGTAGCATGTCCTGAGGGATAAGATGGTGTATTAGCTGTTTTTAATGGAAAGAATGTCATATCTAACCCAAGTTCTTTAGCTAATAGATTTGGTCTTGGTCTGTTATAGTGTCTTTTAAGTGATAAAATTATTGGATTAGATTGATCAACTAAACTCTGAATACGATCCCAATCACATTCGATTCCGTATTCTTCTAGATAATTTTTGAATGGTTTTACAACTTTAAGATCATACAATACCATTTCTTCTTGCCATTGAGTTCTATGTTCACCCAAAGCATGTAGGTATTTCAGTTCGTTAAAAGTTTGAGTAGATGAGTTTTTTGGAAATGGAAATCCTTGCCAATCTTCAATATCAAAATCTTCATACGCTGGATATTCAGAAGTTAGTTGTCTAATTCTTTTAGCGTTTAATTTTGATGGGTGTCCAAGTTTATCTAATCTATTTTCTACCGATTCTTCATTTATTTGAGAAAATGTTTTCATAAGTAGTATTTATGTTAATACTATTTTTGAATTTTATGCTTAGATAAGAATTTCTCTATCTCTGTGATAGACTCTGTTAATTCTTCTTGTCGGTCTATATCTTCGTGAGCTTTTTTAAGACGAATCAATTCTTTTTTGAGCTCAACTTTACGGCCAAGTAGATCCATAAGGGATCCACTCTTTATAGTACCACGATCTTGATTAAGAGTTGATGATTTCATTTAACTTATTTATCGTTTCATCAGCAGTAGTATGTAGAATACCAATACCACCTGCTTCAACCCAACATTCAATGTTTTTTGGTCTATCGTCAATCAATACTGCTTTACTATGAGCGAAAGCTGCTTTCTGACTACCTTTAAATGTAGGGATTATGATCCAATGATCAGTACAATGTTCTTTAATCCAATCAATTTTGTCTTTTATAACAATAGTTCTATTAATAGTACCAGCTGCTGTCAATATCTCTGTATGAATACCAGAGTTTAAAGCCCAATCGACTAATTTCCAAGCATCAGGTAGAGGTTTTAATCTTCTAAATAAGTGTTTAGAAGTAACTTCTCTTTTTCTATCGTTGTAAACATCTTTGACATCTGATAATCTAACTTTGTGCCCTAAAACTTCTGAAAGTCCAGACTCAAAATCAGCCAAAACACCATCCATGTCGATAAATAGTTGTCTTACTTTTTTATCTTGTTTTTTCATTCTTATATTATACTAAAAGTGTACCTGCGGTTTCAAGTGATCTCAACATCTGATTCTGTCATAATTACTACTCTAGCTCCACATGGTAGTATAGGTTTATCATTACCACCATACATTACTTCACTAGGTCCATGAATCTTTACATTATGTCCATAAGTATTTTTTCGACCTTCTTTAACAGTAAGAACAGGTTCATTTGTACCATGTTTCTTATTGGCTCTAATCTTATGCATATTTACATGAATGTATTTCTTAGTCATATTTCAGATTATCCGCTTTTTCACTACTGATTCTTTTACCTGTTTCAGTTTGATCCATTACAGGTCCAATATCAACTAATTCATCTTGTGCTGACTGTTCACAATCATACAATCTCATTTTTGCTCGATCAATACCCAATACAAATCTTTTGTGATAATTAGGATCATTATATCGATTCTTTAATTGTTTTACCATGACTTGATCAAGTTCATCCATATCTTCTGTAGATATCAATGCAAACATGAAATCTGCTGTTGCTGGTAATCCGAATGATTCAGAAGTATCTTCAAGTCCAACATCTGTAGATACAAAACCTGTTCTATTAGTTTGTGTTGCAGACATAATCGGAACATCAAACTCAACTGCTAACCCTCTGAGTTCTTCTGCTATACTCTTAACATAAGTGTAAGTATTCACATTACTACCAGGTCTAACTCTGAATGATGCACAGATATTTAGATAATCAATGAATATCATATCTGGTTTGAAGTCTCTCTTTAAATCTAGTTCTTGAAGTAAATGTCTGAAATGACCACTATGTGCTGTTGCAGTCGGATATTCTTTGATGATCAATTTACCTTTAGTCTTTTCTCTGACTCTAGTAATCTTTTTCTCATACATCATCTTCGGTAAATCTTGTAAATCATTCAAAGATATATCCAATAGATTCGCGTCGATTCTTTCTGCTATCTTTTCTTCTGCCATTTCCATTGTGATGTACAATACATTCTTACCTTGAAGTAAAGCTGATGATGCACAATGGCACATGAATAAAGATTTACCAACTCCTGTACCTGCCATACAGATATTCAAAGTTTTATTCGGAATACCACCTTTAGTAATCTTATTCATAAGTTCTAAATCAAAAGGTATTCTTTCTTCTTCTGTATGCATGAAATCATATCGTGCATCCCAATCATCAAGAAAATCATGACCAATATTACTGTCAAAAGAAACAGATAAAGCGTCTCTTAGAATATCAGGTATCTGACCTTGTTGACCTTCTTTATCTTGAATAATAGAGATAGAGTTCATTACACCATTGTATACTGCTCTATCTTTACACCATTTCTCTGTAGAATCAATCAACCATTCATCAGGTGTATCAGTCTTATCTTCTTTGATCTCTCTTATCAAGACCATTGTATCTGATATAAGTTGTTGATCAACACCTTCCATTTCATCAATATCAATGATTAGTGCTTCAGGTGTCGGTGGTGTCTGATATTTTAGAAAATATTCTCTTATCTGTTTATAGAGAAATTCTTCATCTCTCTCTTGAAAGAATTCACTTTTGATATAAGGTAATGTCTTTCTTATAAAAGAATCATTCTGAATCAGATTCTTGAGTATCGTCTGTTCTAATCGCGTTGCCATATAAAAATTCTTGTCTCGCTACTTCATTAAGTTGATCTAGTACTTCTTTAGTAAAATACTTCTCAGGATTATTGTTTATCGTTTTACCGAATTGTGTTGTACCATCTGGTAATTCAATTCTAGTTGATGCTTGTTTAAAGATACCATACTTAACTGCTAACTCTAAAAGACCATAGTATCTATCTAGACCTGAATCATATCTCAATATTACATCAACCATCTTGTTCTCAATAGTAAGTCTTGATTTCTCATTCTTACAATGAACAATGTTACCGATAACATCTTTTCCGTCTTTCTCTTTTTTCTTAGATAAAAAGATAATTGATGATGCAGCGTATTTTAGACCACTACCACCACCCATAACTTTTTTCGCGAACAATCCCATTTCATCATAAGTGTGATTAGTTACGACTAAAGGAACACCTGCCTTACCAAGTTTAAGAGTTAGAACTCTGAATGCTGCCTTAACTAACTGTGCTCTAGTCATATCTCTAGTCTCTGCACCAGCTGCTGTATCTTCAATCTCTTTTGTTGTTGATAACATACCAAGAGAGTCTAAAACAAATAACATTTTCATGTCTGTTTTATCTTTGATATATTGATCAAGTATCTTAATCGATTGAGTTCTAAATTCTTGAACTGTAGTTACAGGTACAATCACGATTCTAGAAGAATCAATTCCTCTTTCTTCGATCATGTCTTTTGTGATTGCACTTTCTGATTCAAAGTAAATAACCGCCGAATCGGGATTATCATTTAAGAATTGTTTACACATTCCAAGTGCGAAGAATGTTTTACCTGTTGCTGATTCACCTGCTAATGCTGTGATCTTATTATTAGGTAATCCATCATATATTGATCCAGATAAGAGTGCGTTAAAGATGTAAGAACCAGTGTCAATGTAACCACTAACATCTGCTGCCTGTACACCATCTTCTACAATAGAAGCGAACTCATTACCTGTCGTTTTCACTAAGTTTTTCAAATAACTCATACTATCTCCATTATCTATTTTTTGATCTTTCGTTTCTCCTCAAAGCCTTCAAACTATTATCATAATCGATATGTTGTCTGATTTCTTTTTTCCATGATTGAAGTTCTACATAAACTAGTAGTAACAAAAACCAGGTTACAAAATGAAAAGAAAGAAAAAGTATTTGTATTTCAGTCATATTATCTATTATACTTGCATTTCTTATTCTGTCAACCCGGCCATTTCATAAGACATATCAATCAAACCTTCATCAATTAATCTTTTACGATTAACCATATGGGCTTGTTTAATATCGTCTTTGGATCCACCATAATAATCTACAGCGTGTCCATCTTCAACCAAAGCCTTAACTACACTAATACTTTCACCATTACGATCAATGACAAAATCACCAAGTATTCTTCCGAACTTACCTTTCATGTCTTCACCGTCTCTGTTTATTTGTGTTTTTAATATTGATGTTTTACCCAACATATCTTGTAATGCTTTCTTAGCGGCCTTACCAAAAACTTTTTCTACTTTATCTCTAGTTCTAGACTCAGGTGTATCAATACCCATAATTCGAACTCTTTCGTCTGTTAGTGTTACACCGAATCCGAGGTCTATATCCACATCTACTGTATCGCCGTCAATTACTTTCAAGATTTTTACTCTATATTCGTACATTAATTACCCCTTTGGGTAACTAATATTTACCCAAAAAATGATTCAAGTGAAGAAACTGGTTCAGTTGTCCACCCGATCTTATTTAAAATTACACCCAAAGGTTCAACAAACGATTTTTGAAATTGTGTATCATAATCAATATAAGGTTCTAATTCGAACTCTTTAGGTAGTGCTGAGACAAATGATATCACATTCTCATTCATAATATTCGGTAGTTTCATATAACAAAATTTAATCTTTTCACCATTTTGTATCACAGGATATTTCTTGTCTATATTGTATTTATATAAAAAGTTATTGTAAAGTAATGAACCTCTTACATGAATCGGTGTACCTTTGTTATATATCGAAGCAGCGTTGTAATATTTCTTCACATTCTGTACACCTCGAGGAAAAGATATTTCTTCTATCGGTAATTTGTTGAATTCATTTCTAGAATTAGTTATAAAATCCCATACATCACTCTCTGTACCATTCATTACAACTTTAAGTCCTTCTTCAAGTTTCTTTCTACACCACATTGGAGTTGAAGACTTTGCTGTCTCAATACCCATCATTTTTAGTTTAGGCTGTTTATATCTAACACCTTCTGAGTCATGAACATTAAGAATATATCTTTTCTTTGCTGTCCATATACCTTTATCTGCTATAACTTCTCGACCCATTTCCATTTTATTCTGATATGCATTCATGTAAGAAGATAGTTCTTCATAAGTTTCTTTCATGTATGGTTCGATTTTTTCTTTCGCGATAGTGTCTAAAAACTCTACAGGATTTTTCGGATTAACTCTCTCAATTAGATTTTCAAATGTCACATATATTGAATCAGTATCAATTGCGACAACATAATCTGTATCAGTCTCAAGTAATTTATTTAGATACTCATTTACAGCTTTCTCAACCCACTTAATACTTAACTGACCTGCTGTAGTAATACCTTCTGCGATCTCTCTATTGAAGTATCTGAAATACTGATTACCCAATGCACCATAACAACTGTTAAGAGAAATCTTTCTAACCATCTGATTATTGTGATTCTTAACAATGTCATATTCAAGTTCTTTTCTTTTGATTAAATTATCTTTCGGAGTATTTTCAAGTTCTTTCTGAGATTGAATCATCTTTCTTTTGAACAATACTCTTTGATCATACATTTCTTCTAGTAGTTCGGGTAGAAAACCTTGTCTATCAGTTCTGAACAATGCACCATTCGGAGTTACAGTAGTATTAGTCAACATACTGAGATCAACTTCACCTTCTAGTAATTTATTCACATTGATTTCTTGATTGAATATTTTCTTTTGATAAGTATCAGGACTCATATTGTATTGCATAATCAAATGAGGATACAGACTATTCAAGTCAAATGACATAACCCATTTATGTTGACCAACATGAGGTTCTTTTACATACGCTCCAACAATTCTAGAATCTTGTGCTAGTTTCTTTGGTGGTGGTACCATACCTCTTTTCTTCAAGAAGTTGTATATCAATAAATCCCAATAACGAACGGATCCAAATACATCTTCATAGTTACACTTTGCTTGATATGCCATAGTGATAACCAATTCCATGAGTTGTAATTTATCATCAAGTTCTTCGACTAATTCTGTATCACGAATATTATAATCTAGAAATTTCTGATAATCATTTCTGTAGAATAGATGCATCGCTCCGAATTCAGAATAGTCAAGTTTCTTTTTACCAAGTTCTACTTCTGCTATGTGATCTAGACGATATGTTTCTCTCGTAATATATGTAAACTTCTTGTACATTTCTAGATAATCTAGTATCGCGATACCTGCTATGTTGTATGATATCATTTTCTTTTGACCCATATACAACCATTCTCTAGATGTAATTAATTCATGAGGTGATAACTTTCGAACTGTATCCCAATCAAATAATTTCCAAATACGATTAACTAGATACGCGATATCAAAAGTTTCAACATTCCAACCTGTAATAATATCAGGTTCTAAACTATCCCATATCTCCATGAACTTTAGAAGTAATTCTTTTTCGTGTCTTGTCTTATGATAAATTACATTCGGATCATCATTCTTGTAATCGAAATTATCAATACCAATTACATGAGTTTCTTTATGTCCAAAGAGTTTCATAGTAATCGCGTTAACTCTTTCTTCTGCTTCTGTTGGTTCTGGAAAACCATTTTCACATTCACACTCAATATCAATGTTAAGTATGTTGATGTTCTTGATATCAAAGTCTATGTCTGACGGATATGTTTCTGCTATGTAAGTGTACTCCCATTGTTCTAAACCATGAATGTCAATACCTGTATTGTCATATTGTTTTTTCCAATGTCTTGCATCACTTGGTGATTTGAATTTTTTTGATTGAAGATATTCACCCGCTATTGATTTATGAGCTGTTGGTTTGTTTGTCGGTATGTAAAGTGTCGGTTCATATTTAAGTCTTTTAATATACTTCTCACCATTCTTTACACCTCTCGCGAGAATGAAATCTTTGTATCTTTGAATATTTGTATAATAGTGCATATAATTAATTATAACAGCGACTTGCCATTATGTCTATACCATTCTGGTTTTTGATTGATTCTTTCTTCGATTCTTTGACGAAGGAGTGCTTGATCTCTATCACTAGGTTCCCAATCATTAAAATATTCTACTGGAAACTGATATGTTTTGAAATGTCTATGTTTGTCTAGATTGAAATTTCTTTTCTTTAATTCTTCTCGAATCTTATCGTATCTTTTGAAAAGATATTTACCCTTATCATAGAAGAACATAACATGACCTTTACCTAATGTTAATTGTTTAGGTATTCGATTCTTATCCCATTTTGGCGATGATAGTGATTTTTGAAGAGCCGAACCGATCATGAATATCTCACGATACTCTGCAATTAAATGTTGATCGGTTAGTTCTTCAACAGGGATTATGTTGATCCTGGTCAAATTACTCTTTCTGGTACAAAATGATCTTCAATGGCTTTGAGTTTTTCTTCTGCCGCTGTAAGAATATTTAATTGTTCATCTATTGCACCAATTAGATCGGAATGTTCTCCGATGCCTACAGAATTATTCATGTAGACAGTAATGTTAGCTTTCGCTGACGCCACTTCACCTTGATATCTCAACATGAGAGCTTCTCTCATTTGCTTATCTATTTTCATAATATATCCTATTTTTTATTTATCAGTTACATCTATATCGCGTAAACGATTCATTAATCTTCTTGCACGATTATAGACTTGTTTAGCCCATTTAGAATCTAATCCCTCTATGGACGCTTGTTTGTAATCACCTTTATTCAAAGCTTCAAACATCTTTTTGAATTTGACTAATCTAGTCAAACCTAAATTGAAAGCCATGTTTGCTATGATTAATTTAACTTCTTCTGGCCAGACAGTCCAACTTTCTTTAAAACGATCTTCACATTCTGATAATACAATATTCAAATCGTGAAATAAAAGTTCATCACATCTAGTTTGTGTTATCGGTGTTCCAACACCTAAACCATATTCTTCATCACTTTCTAAAATTAAGTGGCCTACACCAACAGTTAAATAACCAAGATGATCTTTGTATATTTCTAATACTTGACCTTCATCTGCAGTTATTTCTTCTTTGAGTCTTTTTCTAAACTCTTTACTATATTCCATTTTCTAGTTCCTCTAGCCCTTGATTGGCTAACAGTTCTATGAGTATATTACCCATAAGTTGATTGAAATTCTCGTCTGTAGAAATAGTATCTACTAATTCTTCTGGACAAGACCGAACAGCTCTTTCAAAATCTATTGTAGGTATTTCAGATTCTTCTCTTGGTATAAAATTAATTTTACCATACTGGTAAATCACATCTTTAAATTCACCTTTCAAAATCTTGATAGCTCTCTCACCTTCTTGATGTACAACTTCTGTATAAAGTCCATCATCAAATAATGGATAATGAGTATTTATAGAGTTATCTTCCTTGACCACGATATTTCTTCAATGACCTCTTTTTAGATTTATTCATAGTTGACATTCCAATTTTAACACGCCTACCTCGACCAGCTCTACCTTGAGAACTAGTCTTAGTACCGCGTGATTCTCGAAATCTTCTAAATAGTAATGCCATTATCTTTCTTTAGCGTATAATAGTAACCCAGCAAACACTAACAAGAAAATAAATCCAGTTGTTGTATTTAAATAATCTAGTAGTGGACTTACAAAATCAAATCCAAACAATACACCAGTTACTACTCCTAGTAAGAAAAAAGAAGCTATGACTTGTATTAAACCTGTAGACTTCATTTCTTAGGTTTATTTTTAGACCCTTTAGGTCTTCCACGACCTCTTTTGGCCGGTGCCTTTTTAGTAGCTTTCTTCTTTGGTGATTTACCATCTTTGTAAGCTTCATTGACATTAGGTGTTGATTTATCATCTGCCTTATAACGACCTTTAGAATCTCTAGCTCTTACACCAGAAGGTTCGACAGGATCGCCAATTAAGAAAGATACAAATTTATTCCAAATTCCCATTTCTGTTTTCCTCAATATTATTACATTTATTTAATTCAGAAACATATTTATCACAATAATCTATATATTCCAAATCGTCTTCATATTCTTTTTTCTTAAATATATTTTTAAAAAAATTTATAATTTTTACGATCATATATCTATTATAACTCCGAATCCTCAGGTGTCAAGTTTTTTAGACACCTGAGTCCTCGAATTTAATTATTCAGCTAAGAATTGTTTCTTGACTGATTTTTTGAGACTACCAATCTCAATAGTTCTAGCTTTCTTTTCTTCTGGAACTATTTTTTCAGCATAGATGGTAAGAATACCATTTGAAAGATCGGAACCTTGAACCACAACATCATCTGCTAGAACAAAATTTCTAGAGAATTTTCTTTGTGAGATTCCTTGATGAACAAACCCACTATCTTTCTCACCAATGTCACCTTCTACAGTAAGATTGTTTTCTTTAACAGTAATTGTTAAATCTTCTTCACCGAATCCAGCTACTGCTAGTTCAATTAAGAATGTATCCTCTGTAGTACCTTTACGAATATTGTAAGGTGGATAGTTAGTTTGTGGTATTTGTCGAACTCTGTCCAATTGTGAAAACATATTGTCAAAGCCGATTGTGAATGGAGAAAGGTCTCTCCAGATTGCTTCATTTATAGTCATTTTGACCTCCTATTATTTAAGCAAGGTTAATAAATAATCCCCGAATTATTCGGCGGATCCATTATATTTATAACAGTTTTATTTACTGTTATTCATATATTTAGTCATAAGTTGTTTTCTCTTTAACTCCCACATAGCTTTCCATTCAGGATTTTTAGCTCTTTTCTGTGCTTGTTTCAAGTGAAAAATTCTTTTAACTAAAGATTTTTTATAAAAACTTATTTCATCATTCATCTTCTGATTGATTTTGTTTATTACCTAAGTATTTATGATACTTAATCCTATTTAAAACTGTTTGTTTGAATTTATTTGTTGGCATAAAGTCATTAATTGAATGTCTATTGACTGTAGCCCTACAAGTGAAGACATCACCTGATTTTAACGATCTATACAAAGTATCTGCTTTTGTTTCAGTATCGTTGTCTAGTATTTGTATACTCTCATGATCAGAAAAACACATTAAAGCATTACCGTCTCTATCTACAAAATTATGAATATAAAAACCTCTGCTCGTACCCTTTCCAGATACATACTTCAAAGTCATATCATATCTTTGTCTTACTTTACCTACGAAAAATCCAGTAGGTTCATCATCTTTGTGTTTTTCTATTAATTGTTCTCTTTCTTCTTTTTTCTGATTATACATCATTGAATTTCTAATACCATTAATCTGTTTAATTGATATTTCACCTTTCTTTGAAAGATGATTATAAACATCTTGTAAAAAGTGATTATTCTCTCTATTCTCAAATAGACATAAGAAATTATAGATATCTAAATGATCACTTTGAAATTGTTCTAATGTTATTTTCATATATTATTCGCTCTCATTAAAGAGATTAGTAAATCTCTCATTTGTGGCATGTGCCAATGCCCTTTACAATCTCTACACCATTTACATTTTTGTAAATCTATTTTGTGATCAATCATAGCTTTATTGACATCATACATTTTGATACCAAAATCAAAATTGATCATATCACAAACTTTATCATCATTCATGAGATTGACTTGTTTTATTATATTCTTAACCATGTGGTCCAGGCCTATCCATTGCAGCTTGAAACAAATCATCTGCTATAAGATCAATGAGTGCATCTCGTGCTTTGTCCTTATCAGCTAGAGGGCCTACTAGGAACTGTGTACCTTTACCTCTTTGAATTAGTTGTCTAGACACTGCTGAGAACGCCATATCTGCTACCTTAGCACACGCGTCGTCTATAGCTTGGTCTGCTATTTGATCGTTTATAAAATGTGACATATTTTTACCTCTTTTCTTAATTATGATACTAGTATAACAAAAGTGTACCTGCGGTTTCAAGTAAATGTGACAGTTTTGTGACATAAATAGTTATATGAAATTTATACGGAAAAAATTAAAAAGATTTCATAAGATAATGAAATCAGGAAGAATACAGAAAGTAGTCAAGAAATTTATACCAGAAGAAGCTCAATCTTTATAGAGCTTACGAACTTCACCTTCTATTAATGGTGCATACATTTTAACAGGGTCTTCTTTACCCTTTACTTTGACTTCACCCAAAACTTTCATTGGGATAGTACTCGTTTGTTGATAAGTATACTCTGATATAATAATTGGAGTATCTTCTTGTCTTGTTTGTGCTTCTAATCTGGCACCTAGATTTACGGCATCACCAACAACACTATAGTCTAATCTAGTTTCTGAACCCATATTACCGACTATACAAATACCTGTGTTTACACCTGTACCAAATTTAACTCTAGGTAGTCCCATGTCTTTCATCTTTTCTTCTAGTTCATCACCTAGAAGTTCTATTTCGATTGATGTTTTAACAGCCATCTCAGCGTGATTTGGACAAAAGATCGGAGCGTTCCAGAATGCCATAATACAATCGCCCATGTACTTATCGATAGTACCACCATTCTTTAATACAATCTTAGTCATTTTATCTAGAAACTCATTAATCAGTTCTACTAGTCCTTCTGGATCATCTTCTTTCATATACTTCTCACTTATGGGTGTGAATCCCACAATGTCAGCGAACATGAAACTCATCTCTTTTCTCTCACCACCTAGTTTCATTAGACTAGGATCCTTTACAATCATATCAACATATTCTGGTGATATATAAGTACCGAACTGACCTTTAATTTGTTGTT